CGAAGGGACATGCGATCAGACGTTTATTTCTGTGTCGATCCCTGACACACCGCTTTACGCGCACCCACTGACGACTGCGGATCGTCGTCACGGTAGCCATACCACCCCGTCTTTTTACAGACCTCCGGAACAACCCACTGGGAACGAATGGGCAAACCGGGAAACACTAGCTCTTTTGGCTTTGGAATCACATACCTGCGCCAGTAGTCCTTTCCAACAGAGCTAAGGATGGGGTCCAACACTCCAGCATTGAGCGGCTGAATGGTGGACAGTCCTGATAAATAGTTCTCGAACGAAAGTTGCTCCTCCACAGACACGCCAAACTTTCTTTCGACCAACAACCGAGATCCCAAGTGAATCCGGACCGACTTCACGGGACAGAACATCTCGGCAACCAGGACTCCTCTCTGATACTCGTTAACGCCCTTGGAGTTAATCACTCTCCAAACGTCACGGCGTTCAACACCAGCTGTCACACGTAGACCATACTGTGCCAGGGCCTGAATTATAGGACACCCTGGATACTGATGAGCGAGCGAGAGGGCTTTGCACCTGAGAAGAGCGAGCTTCTTCTTCTCCTTAGAGCCAGCATACTGCCTGCTTGTCCAACCAAAGGTACTCAGGACTCGCAGCGGATCACGCAGATTTTGCTTACACTCCGGATCAAATATGATACCGCAGAATGACGCTTCTGCGATGGAATCACATTCTTCCAACTTGATAATTAGACCAATGCTCTCGAAGTCGCTCTTAGACGGGGCTGGCCCGGAAACGACGAACAGACCGTCATCACCCTCAACCACGCCATCAACAAAAGTCGAGCCGACCTCCTCACATAAGAAGAGCATGAAAACCAAATTGGAGAACCCATTCCCGAGCGACGTGCACATTTCGCCCGACATACGTGTGGCCTCCAAGAATACGCTGAAGAACTTGAAGTTACACTGATTCACACCACCTAACACCTCACGACACAGAGCCATAAACTCATCGTGTTCAGGGAGGAGGCTAGTCATGTAGTCATAGAGCTCGAACTCTACAGCCTCCATTATCTCCCTAACGAACAAGGACTCAAACGCAGTATAGTCCGTGGCAAAATACTTTCCACCTACTTGTTCCAGCTTCTCCACGATGTACTCCGGCCGCAAGTGAACTGGCACTTTCTTTATGAAAGACGGGTGAGCATAGACGATCTTCTCAATGAGTCTGAAAATAGGGCCGACCTTACACTTAAACCTATCAGACCTGGAATTAATTCCACGGGCATGCTTGTACTCCGGGTACGTCTCATCTTTCACAAAGGAATCGCAACGGTAATCCTTCTCGCACAGGATTCCGTTGCACTCCGTCCAATCTTTCAAC